GTAGTAGTGGCTGGCTGCCATGCTGATGCTCGGTTTGTGAGTAGATTGAGAGGAGGCATAAATAAATGTGGTCCACGGAGCGCCAACTCCCGACCACCCTATAGCTTAAGAGGAGCCACAGCAGTGAATAATATTTATTCAAAAATACGTCCCTATACGTATCTTATCAAATGTATTCCCACTAACCAAGTATATTACGGAGTAAGATTCCGTAACAAAGTTCCTGCGCATGAGGACTTATGGACATTTTATTTCACAAGTAGCAAAAAAGTTTCCAAACTCCGTCAACAGTATGGTAACGATGCATTTCTTTTTGAAGTCCGGAAAGAGTTCGATGACGTCGAGGCAGCATTTCAATGGGAAAAACGTGTACTAACACGGATGAAAGTATTGCAATCAACCATTTGGTTGAATGCCTCAATAGCAGCTACAAAGTTCAGAAGAGAAGGACCAGTTTCCGAAAAAACTCGTCAAAAAATGTCTATCGCCAAACGTAATAGAGTAGTAACGTCAGAAACAAAAGCCAAACTGTCCCAAAATAAAAAGAATCAAATCCCTTGGAACAAAGGCAAGACCGGTGTTGTGGTGCATAGTGCAGAGACGAAAGCTAAAATAGGCGCTGCGTCAGCTACTCGGCCATGGACTCCAGAAAGATGTGCCAAGATAAGTGCTGCCAAAAAAGGTAAACCAAGCCCTCTAAAGGGCCGCGCCGGCAGCCCAAAAACAGAATCTACTAAAGACAAATTGAGATCTGCACGCACAGGAAGGACCTGGTACAATAATGGTCAACGTAATAAAATATCGTTTGATCATCCAGGAGACGGATGGGTAGTAGGAAAGCTCCCCTATACTAAACCATTTAAAACCCTAAATGGTAAAAAAATAACCATTTATAATGCGTCGGGCGAGCCTATGTTCCGATGCGACGGAGATTTTGAAAGAGTGTGCAAGGCCAATAATCTTCCTTTTCAAATCCTGCAACGCTCATACCTACGGAATGGTGCTCCCATATTTGCTACTAGTGCTAGTTTGAAAAATTCTAGCCTACCGCACAAACACAGCTTGGTAGGTTGGTATGCACTATACGATATAGAGTAGATGCACCATGTTGCTTACTCGGCGATCAGTCTCTTGAGCCTCGAAACCCTTCATCCTATCGCCTAGATCATCTTCTCGCATGCTCTCAATCCTACACAGGAGTAATGGTGACTGTCTTCACAGTTTCAGTGTGCACCTCAGCCCAAAAATACCCGTCCCGGGCTCGAGTTTTCCACATACGCAGTGTTTTCTTGTAGTCTCGTAGCCGATTTTCCACAGAAGGCAGTTGGTCTGAGAAAAACTCTCTCAAACGCTCTGCTCGCCATTTCCTCTCAATGTTCTGCAAATCACTGCTGGGAGATTCCAGAACAATGGGGGCCCAACTTTTGAGATCATACCAAGGATAGTTGGGGTCACTACTATTGCCTCCCCATGCACGGTAATGCCATTGACTGAAATCATCATTCAAGGGGCTGAACCCAGCATCAATGCGCGAGATAGCCATTTTCAACCAATCTTGCAGGTCTAGCGTTTCCTGGATATACCGCTCCATCTCAGCCACCTCGTGTTGCAAATGCAGGGTAACCAAAGCCAAAATCTCGTCCCGCTGAGATGGACTGAGCTTTTCAGCGTCATACTCTTTGGGGGGTGCACTGCCTCTAAATTCAATCCACATACGGTGTTGTGTGGGAGGGGGCTTGTCGTTAACAACAGCAGTGATAGCATCGCCATAGATGTTGACAAACTGTCCTGTGCTGGCACTGACTATACAAAAGCGGCGCGTTTCAAACTTCTTGACGATAGGAGTCATATCGTATGCCTTTTTGCTGCTGCCGGCATATTGCAACCAAAAAAGCCTTACGTCAAGAGCCTACTGGCCCAGCTTCTGCCCACCCTAGGATCCTATTTCTGCGCAAGCTACGCCACCCCACCATCCTGTCCCATACGGTGATGATGTTTTTGCGCTTGATCCTATAAGGTCGTTTGTATACATAAGTGAAAAGCTTGTGGTTTTTTGTAGCCATCATAATACGAGGAGTGCCATCCAATCTCAAATACTTGATTCTCACCCAGCCTCTGAAAAGTGCTGCATCAAGTGCACTTGCTTCCAGAAGCAGCATTTCACCAGCTTTCATACTCTTATTTAGAGTGTTGTGCTGCATCCTCCGTTTCTTTTTGCACCAACTGCTCGTGTAGAGGAAACTGAGGAATAACACAGGCTAGTCGTGCACCAAGCCATGGTCGCCAGTGGATGGGTTTTCTGGACACAAGCTCATCAATCAAATATTGCCGCCACTGCTTCACTAATTGGTGTTGTGGTTCTGGATAGCCATATTCTGGCATGCGTAGGTAGCATAGCACCAAGTTGTCCTGTAATTCCGCTGTGGTGCGCCACTTGATTAGTGCCAGTTCGCAGTCAAGTCGGTCCTGATCCAAATCAAGAGGACAGCAAAGATCTGCAGAAACACTCCAATCTTCAGTCACAGTGACCATGCCAACTCCATCATCATCGCGTGTTCAAATTTTTGAAAATCCCAAGTGCCATTATTCCAACCAATAGACCACAACACGCCTTCATTTCCAAATTGTGCAAGGCACCAATTATCCATTGGAGTCCAGTCAATTACATCAAAGTTCATTCTCACGCTCCATGGAAACTGCAAGTTGTGTGTTTTTTCAATCATTCTCCACTCGGCTTATTTCCCAGGGGAAAACATACCAAACAGGATCCAATTCCTTGTTGATTTTGGTGCCCCAATAGTTGCTTTGATGTGAACTTGCTTGGTTTTCCAACAGCACCCCAAATTTGATTTGATTGCTGGGCCACTCCACTAGCCTTTCTTTTGACTTTGTTAACGAATTGCTCCAAGTATTTTTGATACACACACTTGTTGCACCACTGTCATTTATGTCGTCAACAACTAGGATGTTTTGATTATTGAAAATTTCCAATGCAAGATTGGTGTTGAAATTCTGATACCACAAGGAGTTGTCTCGCAAGCTCACATCCATAGTGCACATGGGAGTGCCCCAGTAATAGCTTATCATTTTGGCTGGCAACAACCCACCACGTGAAACGCCAACAACAATGGTGGGCTTCCAGCCGCTGCTTTCGATCTGATCACAAAGCTTGCGTGTTAAAGACTCTATGTCATCAAAACTCAAATATTTTTTGTTCATAGCTTATTTTGTGGGAAAGTTTTTTTGTGTCAATTTAAGGTAAATAAGGATTATGGCAGTAGCACCTCGTACACGGTTGTTCATTGGATACAGTTCAGTGGACACCAGCATCAAAAGAACACAATTCACTGATCTTGAGCTTATCAAGAGAGATTTGGTAAATGCATTTTACACTCGGAAACGCGAAAGAGTCATGCGTCCTGACTTTGGGTCAATTATTTGGGACATGTTGTTTGAGCCCATGGTGGCTGATAATATACAACTGATAATAGATGACTGCTACCAAATAGTTGCCTCAGACGGAAGGGTTCAAATAAGAGACATCAAACTCACTCCCTATGACAATGGCTTACAACTTTTTATGGACTTGTATTATCAGCCGTTGGACATTGTTGATGTGTTTCAAATTGACTTTGATCGTCGTAATGTGGAAACCAACGTTATTTAAGTTAAATGCTCAGTTAAAACTCGCTTAAATACTCAAGTAGATAAAACAGGGCACATATCGAATGAGTCAAAGCCTCCGACAAAATAATTTATTCTTGGGCCAAGATTGGCGCGTGCTGTATCAAGCCATGAGCCAAATTAATTTCAACGCCTATGACTATGACACAATTCGTCAGGCGTTGATTGATTACATACGTTTGAACTATCCTGAAGATTTCAACGACTGGATTGAAAGCAGCGAATTTGTTGCCATAATTGAATTGTTGAGTTATTTGGCGTCCAGTTTGGCATTTCGCTTGGATCTCAATATCCGCGAAAATTTCATCGATACAGCCACACGTAGAGACAGCATTTTCCGCCTTGCACGACTGATTTCTTACAACCCGCGGCGTTGTATTGCCGCACAAGGTTTGGTTAAGTTAACACAAGTTATAACTGATCAGAACATATTTGATTCCAATGGATTCAATCTAGCCAATGTGCCTGTGATTTGGAATGACGCCAACAACCCCGACTGGTTTGAGCAATTTGTTTTGGTTTTGAACGCCAGTTTTAGCAAGGTCAATCCGTTTGGCCAACCAGTGAAAACTGGAACAGTAAATGGGCTCACAGTTGAACGATATGATCTTGATAACATTGTAACACGCACATTGGCTTTTCCATTCACATCTATTGTGAATGGACAACAAATGAATTTTGAATTTGTCAACACTGACTTCGTGGGAAGTGTAAATGGCAGCATTACAGTGGGCGCAGCAGGCTATTACAGAGAAAAAACACCCAATTATATTCTGCCTTGGAGCTTGTTATACAGAAATGATGGCAATGGCAATGCCAGTCCTGACACGGGATTTTTTGGCCTATTCAAACAAGGAACACTGGCATTTACGGATTTCGTGCTCTCCGAGCCCTTGAGCAACCGCGTGCTGGATTTAACTGCTTTGAATGTAAATGAAAGTGATGTGTGGGTTGAAACTGTTGACGACCAAGGCAATACTCTTATTGAGTGGACCAAAGTCCCAGCCTTGTTTGGCACAAACATTGCATATAATGCATTGAATCGTGCAACACGTGATATTTTCCAAGTTATCACACGTGACATCAGTGGCACTGATTCCATCAGCATCAAATTCAGTGATGGCAACTTTGGCAACATTCCTGTTGGGCGTATCAGAGTCTACTATCGCACCAGCAATAACTTAACTTACACTATCTTGCCTCAAGAAATCGCCAGCGTGCCACTTAGCTTGAGTTACTACAGAGAAAATGATGGCACTTCACAAAATCTCTTGCAAATGCAATTTGATCTGCAAAGCACTGTGGCCAACAGCCTCAGTCGTGAAAGCAATACATTTATAAAAGAGCGAGCACCAGCTGTATTTTACTCTCAGAATCGGATGGTGAATGGGGAGGATTACAATGTATATCCTCTTATCAGCAGCCAAGCATTGAAAATCAAAAGTGTTAACCGAGTCTACAGTGGACAAAGTCGATACATTGACATAAATGATCCCACAAGCACTTATCAAAATTCAAAAGTTTTTTCAGATGATGGAATCTTGTTTCAAGAAGAGCATGAAACCTACATTGAAGTGCCCAACAGTTTGAATGTCAACACAACACAAATACTGGACACCTACATTCAACCTTTGATTCAAGGCAGTTTTGATTCAAGAAAAATCAACACAGATATGCGGGACTTTTATTTGGCCAAATACCCCAAACGCACGGGTGGCAATATTCAATGGACAAATCAAAACCCCAGCAACACTGTGTTCCCCAACGCCCATTTTTACACACAATCAGTAGATTTTGTTTTGGGATTGCCGGACACAACATATGGCATACGCAATGGCAGTTATTTGTTTTTTGCCAACGGCACCAGCAGTTACCTCATTGATGAAGGAAACAGCGTAAGCAGTGGCGGAAACGCTGTAATCAGCAGTTTCGTGCCCAACGGCGTTTTCTTAAGCAGTGTTGTGCCCAGCTACAAAGACGTGCTAGCAGCTAGTGAGAAAGAAGCAATCAAAAATGCTTTGGAAGAAAAACTTTCGTTCGGCATAACTTATATGCAGCTCACAGGCATGTGGCAGGTGATTTCCACTAGCAATTTGGCTGTGGACTCTGATTTCTCACTCTCACAACAAGGCAATACATCAAATCAAAATTTAGATGCAAGCTGGCTCATTCAACTCAAATATGTGCCGGGTTCCGGGTGGTATATTACTGGCAGAGGAATGAGATATGTTTTTGAAAGCAAGAATGATGTGAGATTTTATACCATCAATACAACCCCAGTTGTAAACAGTATAAATGGCTTGGCCAACCAAGACTTTATCAAAATACTCCGGGTGAATACTGACCTAGCCAAAAACAGTGTTTTTTCCCAAGACTGGTTTTGGCCAATTGCATCACAACAACTGTATCCTGATGGATATGTTGAGCCACGCAGAGTTCAAGTTCGGTTCCAAGACTCCAATTATGACGGCATTGTTGACAATCCTGATGAATTCAAAACCATTGTGGATCCAGATCGTGAACAACAAATTGATCTCAATACTGGTTTGATTACTCCCAACAGTTTTCCCTATGTTTTTTGGAAAACCACAGTAATAAATGGCTTTGATTATTTGACACCCACAACAGTGAACAAAATTTTTACTGATCTCATTACAATGAGCACCAAATATCCGCCCAATCCTTTAGCTTGGGCAGACAAAGACATTGCTTATGTAAGAGATCAAAAACTGTTTTTCCAGTATCAAGCCAGCAGCAACAGCTTGATTGATGTAACAGTCAGCTACAAGGCAGCAGTGGGCCGTAATGATCTCAACTACTGCTGGCAGCATTTTATTGACAAAAGCAAGCGTGTTGATCCTGCAATTATGAACATAATTGACACTTATGTTTTGACCAGCTCTTATGATACAGCAATGCGTAATTGGATCGCCAGAGGGAAAACCAGTGATCCCATGCCTGAGCCTCCAACACCAGAGGATTTGCGCATTACTTTCGCGGAATTTGACACTTACAAAATGATGACTGATCAACTTATTTGGCACCCTGTGAAATACAAACTGCTGTTTGGACAAAGTGCTGATCCCGAGCTGCGTGTGACTTTCAAGGTTGTAAAAAACACTGGTGTCAGTATCACTGACAGTGAAATTAAAGCACGCATTATACGAGATGTTGACAACTATTTCAGTATAGCCAATTGGGATTTTGGTCAAAGCTTCTTTTTCACTGAGCTTGCTGCATATATTCATCAACAAAATCCTGCTGTGTTGAATTCTGTTGTGATTGTGCCACAAAACCAAGACAGTAGTTTTGGCGATTTGTTTGAGATCAAATGCCAACCGGATGAAATTTTCATAAGCAGTGCTAAAGTCACTGACATTTTGATTGTTCCCAGCTTAAACCAAACTGAATTGAGACTGAAATGAGCGACACAAAACGACGAATAAGCGATCTGCTACCTGAAGTACTTCAAACAGACATCCTGCGTAAATTTTTCGCAGCCACAGCTGACCATTTGTTTCAACCAGAAAAAGTTGAATATTTGAACAACTACATTGGCCGCAAGCCCAGCTGGTATAATCCCAAGAAAGACTTTTATGTGGTGGAATCCACTAAAGCTCGCGAAGACTATCAAGTTGAAGCTACTGCAATAAGCAGGAGCCAAGGCAGTGACGCTGTATCTCACATTTTGTTTTACGAAGATTTGTTGAACAAATTGCGCAGTCAAGGTGCTTTGACAAATGATCACAATCGGCTTTTTGAACAAGAGTATTACAGTTTTGGCTTGCCTTGTGACTGTGACATGTGGCTGAACTTCCAAGAGTATGTGTGGTTAAGTGATGGTCCTGACACAATCTCATTGCTGGATACAACTGATTTCTCCGCAGTAAGTGCCCAAAGCACCTACACTTACACAGGCAGATACTCATTTGCCAACAGCCCTGCCTCTGTAGTAGACGGCCTCCAAACACCTTTGGTGTTTTCTTCAGGTTTGAAAGTCAAGCCCACTCTTGATTTGAATATTCAGCTCAGAGATCGTGAGTGGATAATTGAGGGTGTGGGTAGGAAAATTTATTTTGTTGATGACACAGACAGCAGCCTCAAGATACGATGGGATAACCCCAAAGAGTATGACAGCACTCCTTGGGACGGTGTGGATAAATTGGTTACACCTGCGTATGTTGTGCTTCAGCGTGGCAGCACCAATCAAAATCCATGGAGCATAAGGAATCGTTGGTTTCATAGAGATATTTTGAGTCAAAGCCAAACCCTATTACCGGACGTCAACACTTTTGTTGCCAAGTATCCCATCATTTGTTTTGATAAAACCACAACGTTGTATAATTTTGGCACAACTGGCCGCGGTAGAGTAAGCCTTGTGGACAACCGCACACTGGACTTGGGTAACTTGATTGGGCGCAGTCAAAGCAATAGTAATCCCATTTTGGTAGATAGTATCAGCCTTGATGACGGCATGACAATATTGTTCACCAACTTGAGTGACCCTTTGGCCAATAACAAAATTTATCGCGTCAGTGGTATCCGGAGCGATAACAAACTGACACTGCAACTGGTGCCAAATGGCCCAGATCTCACTGGTGCGCCCAAAAACAATGACAGCATCTATGTGAGCAATGGCGATCCTTTGAATAGATTTTTTGATACCTACTTGCGCTATCAAGCCAGCACCGGTTCTTGGGTGTCCGCACAAAGCTGGAAACAAACAGTAGGCACTCAAACTCCTTTGTTCATGTTGTTTGACACCGAGGGAAACAGCTTAAGCGATCCCAGCATTTATCCCTTAAGTGACTTTTCTGGTTCCAGTTTGTTTGCATACGATCCAGAACAATTGGCTGCGTTGAATCAAAGCACCCTTCAGGTATCAGCTAATGAATTGAACTTTCTCAATACACTCTCTACAAAATCTTGGACCTATCAACCTCAAAACGTCAGAGTTGACATAACTGGATTCTTGTTTTGGGAAACTGTTGATCCTGCTTCCCAAGCTGCGGTGTATCAAAACAACTGGTTCAAAAGCCCTGTATTGAGCAGACAATATGTTGTGAATCAATTTTACACCACCAGTAGTGAAAAATCTTTCTCACTGGATCAAGCCCCAGGTGTTGGCACACCAGGACCAAATGCCATAAATGTTGAAGTAGCAGGCAAGATGCTGACTCCTGCTGAATACATTGTGAGTGGCAATGTTTTGACTTTAGTCACTCCTGCACCTGCCAACACCAACGTGATTGTGAAAACATGGCAAAACATCAATAACACTGCCACTAATGGATATTTTGAAATACCCAAAAACCTAGAGGCTAATCCCAATAACCAAGAAATCACAACTGTTTCACGTCAAAACATCATCAATCATTTGATTTCTGTTATTGGTAACCAGTTGAATATTACTGGTAACATTATTGGTGCCAACAACTGGCGAGACACAGCACAAAATCAAAGTTTAGGTACAGTGATTCTTCAGCACCGTGCTCCTTTGTTGAAAACTATGATTTTGAATAGCATCGCTCAAACAACTGCACTTACAAGCAGCAATGCCTTACTGGACCCGATGGTGGTGATGCAATGGGCACAAAAAGAATATTTGCGCTTTTACAACAAATACATCAACAGTTTGATCAATTTATACAACAGTGGCGGCATAACACTGGCCAATCCCATAAATGAATGGGTTGATCGAGCCCTGAAAAGCATAAATGTTGGCAAAACTTTGAACAGTCCCTGGGCCATGAGTGGGTTTGATGGTGTTCCTGGTAGGTATTGCGACGAAAAATCCACTAATCCCACATTTGTTCCTGCTAGTGCCACACGCCTAGGAGTTACACCTGCATTTGTGCCCACGGCATTTTTTGATACTACACAACCCAATAATCCATTGAGTCTAAGATGTCATAATGGTGCAGTTGTTGTGTTGAAAGATTTCAACGGCGTTGACTTGGGCACGATAAGAGACAACCTTCCCAGCACAGTTGACCCTGAACTTTTGACTCACCCTGTGTCACGAGCTTGGATGCAACTGGAAGTCTATTTGTTTAACTCCCTGCCTGCAACATACAGAAATTCTGATGCTGTACAAAAGCTGGATACACGAACCATATTTTCCGGTAAGTGGAGAACAACAAACTACAGCTACAAAGATCAGTTGACTTTGATGTATCCCATATTTGAACGTTGGTTAACAACAAATCAACTAGATGCATTTAAAAACACAACTTACAAAATCGATGACCCATTTTCTTGGAATTATGGAAAGTGCACTGATCAAGAAAACAATCCCGTTCCAGGTCATTGGCGAGGAATCTACTACCTGTTTTTTGATACTGATCGTCCTGATTCTGCACCTTGGGAAATGCTGGGGTTCAGTCAACAACCCTCTTGGTGGACTGCTGAATACGGTGCTGCACCTTACAGCAGTGGTAATACAAAATTGTGGTATGACTTGCGTGATGGAAGAATCCGCCAAGGACACAGGAAGGGCATTGATCCTGGATATGCTAGACCAGGATTGATGCAGTATGTGCCTGTTAACGAGTTTGGAGAGTTGCTGCCTCCAGTGCAAGCCAAAATAGTCACCAGCTCTCCAAGCGAAGCAGAGGCAAGAGCGGACTGGAAATTTGGCGATCGCGGACCATTGGAAAATGTTTGGCTCACTGCTGTTGACTCTGATCAGATCTGGGCACAAATTTCATACTTGGCCAAACCACCGCAATTTATTGAATATCTCTGGGACGGCCCAAGAGCGCAGCAGATTTTCTCTGGTCAGAACACATCGCAGTGGATTTGGAAAAATTACAAGAAAAGAGTTAGCAATAGTGAACTTTTTGTGCACAGAGAGAACCCAGAAAATGTCACAACACTACGTAGCGAACTTTCCTATTATGGATCCTGCGGGATCCAACATTGGATAAGTGAATACTTGATAAATGACAGCCGGAGTGTGACTGAATATTTTGGCAATGTTATAAGAAACAGTGATGTAAGTTTGGGGTATAGAGCAGCAGGATTTATTGATGGCACCAGTGTTCAACTCTTGGTTGATAGTTTTGGCTTGAGCTCTAATGACAGTTTGTTGATTCCTCAAGAGGATGTTACAAACAATCTGATTCGCAGCGCAAGCTTAAAAGAGTTTTTCTATAGCGGCGTAATTGTTGAATACCGTGGAACTGAGGGCTATCGCGTAATTGGTTATGACAGTTATGATCCCAACTTTTATATTATTCCCAGCAATTTAAATGGACCCAAAACAACTGTGATTGTTGACAAAGTTCGTGCGATTGAATATCGTGTGGGATTACCTACAGTCTCAAAAGTGCCTTACGGAACAATTTTGCCAACGCAGCAAGATGTGTTTGACTTTTTGGTAAGCTTGGGTCGTTGGCAAATCAGTCAAGGATGGCTTTTTGACGAGTTCAATAGTACTACTGGACAACAGCAAGATTGGAGCTTGAGCGGAAAAGAGTTTTTGTTTTGGAGTCAAGGCCCATGGGCAGCAGGCAATTACATTGCCCTGAGTCCGCTAGCACTAAAAACAAAGTTTGCTACTGGTTTTGGAACTATTCAAAATATTGGTGGCATTGTAAATGGTGCTTATACAATTTTGGATCGTGGCGGCCGACCAATTCAAGTTCAAAACATAGATTTTCTGAGGATTGACAATCAGGTTTCAGTGCGTCCGTTGAATGATCAAGGCATATTTGGATTGAGACTCTACACAACTGGTCTTGAGCATGCACTGCTGTTCCAAAACAAAACAATCTTTGGTGATACTGTATATGATCCTCTGTTTGATGTAAGACAAAGCAGATTCAAAATCCAAACCTACAAGAGCATGGATTGGGCAGGCAGGCTGGAAGCCCCAGGTTACTTGGTGACACAAACCACATCCACAATTGGTGATCGTGTGGTTGTCAATAACCAAATACTGGCCAATTTTGAAAAAACCGTTAACGATGTGAGAAAGCTCTACAATGTAGATGTGCCAACTCCCTACAATTTCACAGACTCTACAGGACTACATGAAAACGCTGTTAGTGCGCTTTCACAGTCCTTGCCACAACGATTTAATATGTTGGCCACTCACTTAGTGGGTTACCAACAAAGAGAATATTTGACCAATCTTTTGATAGATGAAACCACACAGTTTCAATTTTATCAAGGAATGATCAAACAAAAAGGTACAAAAGGCACAATTGACAGCCTGTTGAGAAACACACAACTTGTTGATTCAAACGAAAGCTTCAGTTACTACGAAGAGTATGCTTTTCGTTTGGGCACCTACGGCAGCAATGAACTGATTCATGGTATAGATGTGTTGTTGCCTCAAGCAGAAGTGCGTAGCAATCCTCAATTGGTTGAGTTCTTTTCGGGAGAAACAGTAGATTTACCCTACGACGACACTATAACCATAACGCCTAAAGACTCAAGACTGTTGTATAAAAGTGAACTGACCCCAGAATTTGCCTTGCGGGATCATTATGGTTCTGAAGCAGGTGACTTACCAAATAGCGGCTATGTGTTGTTTTCTGAAGCAACATACTATGTAAAAGACCAACAAGAGCTTTTTAGTCTCTATCAAACTCTACAAAACAAGAACGTAGACTTACAAGCACATGACCGTGTGTGGCAATTTATTGACTCTGCAATCGGTTGGAACATTTACAAAGTTTGCAAGCCCAGTTGGACTATTCAACAAACAACACCTGTTACGTTAAATCAAACAACTGTTGTTACAAACATTCCACACAAATTACAAAATGGCAATATACTGATATTGAGTGGAGTTTCTGGTGTAAATGGTAGACTGGATGGCACGTTTAGTGTGTTCAACGTTACAGCCAACACTTTTGATGTGCAAGCCACAACTGAAAGCACAGGAAGCAACGGTCAAGTGCTTCAATACTGGAGCATCAGATTTCCCACTTATAATGACTTCAACACAGCAACACCGCCAGGTGGCTGGACACAACGAGATTATGCCTATGTGGATGGCACTCGTGACACGCCATGGAAAGTCTATCAAAAATATGGTGTTTGGTTTGAATACCGAAGTGAAAACAAAAAAGTTGACACCAAACTTTTGCTGGCCAGCACATTATACAACAAAACCACTCTACAAACACTGGTTCATTTGAACATTTGGGACCCCGGAAAAGGAGCTTTACCGGGTTTGATAAGTGAAGAAGTTAAATATCGCACACATTGGGATCCAGCCAGCTACAATGCCGGTGACGCTAGACTCTACCAAGTGGATCCCAGTTCAGCATGGGGACCAAACCAAGTGGGAGAAACTTGGTGGGATTTAAGCACAACAAGGTTTATAGATTATGAAATTGGAACAGACAGCTATCGCCGGAGACATTGGGGACAAGTTGCTCCAGGAATCACCATTGACATTTATGAATGGGTACGAAGCCTTGTGCCTCCTTCATCTTGGGCAGGCGCTGTTACTGCGGGCAATGCAGCAGCCACAGGGGGAGATCAAACACCTACCGGAACAGTGAAAGGGGCTAATTATCCGTATGTGATGCGCAGTGAGCGTAACGAAAGCGGACAATACACAAATGTCTACTACTTTTGGGTCAAAGGCAAAACCACTGTTCCTAATGTGGCTGGCCGCAAGATCAGTGTTGCATCCTTGAGCCAAATATTGGAAAGTCCGCAAACACAAAATCAAAGTTGGTGGGCAGCAATAAGCAACACAGGCGCATTACTAGGCAATATTGGAAGTTTCCTTGACGCCAATAATACAGTGTGGCAAGTGAATTACACTAGCAGAGAAAATGTAGACAAAATCTACAAAGAATGGACCTTGTTGAGACCAAATGATCCCTTGAGCACACCCACATTGGATTTGTGGCGCAAGATGTGCGACAGCTTAGTGGAGTTCAACCCAGCAGGTAACAGCGTGCCCAATTTGCGACTTCCTGAAATGAGCAAGTATGGCATGCTTACCCGGCCCTCACAAAGTTGGTTCAAAGACAGCGCAACTGCCCGCAGAGCATTGGTGAAAAAAATCAACTCATTGCTAAGCAGCAGCCTTGTGCCACCGCTCGACGATCCTGATCGGTTGGGCTGGCTACCTTATTTTCAGTCTGTTGAACCTTTGCCTCCCCAGAAAAACCAAAAAGCTGATGCTAGAGTAGCAACCACAGTTTCTTTGGACAGCGTATACTATCCAGGAGAGAATGGCAAAGGGGCAACATTGACTTATGCAGGTAATATGTTTGGACCCTTGGTTGTGGATGGTATTACAGTAAGTTTGGGCGACCGTATACTAGTAAAAAATCAAAATACAGCAGTAACTACAAATGGCATTGTAACACAAGCCCCAAATCAAAATGGCATTTATGAGGTAGTTGAAACTGGTGCTCCACCCAACACTCCATGGATCTTGGTGAGAGCTACTGATTTTGACAGCTTGAGCAGTAATGTGATTGATGCACAAGTTCGGGTGTTGGAGGGGGCGCAGCAATTGTTGCCAACCACATACATTCAAACCAACAAGGACATTTTAAAGTTTGGTGTAGATCCCATACAGTGGCAAATTGTGCGACCAGTAAAAGGCATTTTGCCCAACAATTGGGATTATCATGTTGCCTCTTTAGCTGAGAGAGACGCTTTGATACCCAGCTTGATACCCGGTAACAAAGTGTTGGTGGATGTAAGTGCCATGACAGACAATCGATGGACCATTTGGGCTTATGAAGGACAAGGCTTGTTCTCTCTAGAGCGAATGCAAGCATGGGACACCAACAAGGTTTGGAGCCTAGTGGACTGGTATGCAGCTGGCTATAGCAGCGACACACTGATTGATCAAACTGTGGCCACTTTGGCTGATCGTGCTGATATTGTTGTGGAAACCGGCACTTTGGTCAAAGTTTTGAACACCGGAAATGGTAGGTGGAATCTTTTCAAATATACTCCTGAGTCAGATACTGAATGGACTGTTATTGGTGTGCAAAATGGCAGTCTTCAACTGAGTGATAATTTGTATGACTATCAAAAATACAACATGGGATTCAATGGTGGAAGTTACGACGTTGATTATCAAGGTTGGGAGTATGACACACGACTGGAGTTGAGTTTTATCTTGCAGGGACTGTGGCCAGAAAACAACAAGAGTGTTGGCTTGTTGAAGGTTGATTCCAATCTAAATGAGCGCAATATTGTGTTCTTTGAGTTGATAAATCATGTGTTGAGCGAACAAAATTTTGTTGATTGGTGTTTCAAAACCAGCTTCATAAATTTGAAGGGATTCAGTCAGCAACTTTTGAGTTCTGCATACTATGATCCCAGCAAGATCAACAGCTTGGAAAAATATATTCAAGAAGTCAAACCCTATCATGTGGTTATACGGCAATTTGTGGATTTCCGAGTAAGCTCAGACGTCTGGCAGAGCAATAGTAGTGATCTGGACAATCCTCCGTTTGTGGATGTCAACAAAAATGTGAGAATATTGAGTGCCAATAACCCTGTGGATCTTGCAATTTTAAGTGGTGATACAATATACAAGCCCTGGTTCAACAACTACAAGGCCAGCAGTGGTGCTCTTATCGAAACAGCTACGCTTGTAGGAAATAACTCTCAGCAGAGTATTCAATTGAGTCTCGCTACCAAGCCAGAAAATGTTTTGGTTTACTGGAACAACAAACTTACACAAGCTTGGACTCTGCGGAGTGGTGACAACTCCATAATTGATTTGGTTTTTGTTCCAAAAGCCACTGAGGTTGTGAAAGCTTATGTTTATGCTTCCAGTTACTTGGAGCGCAAAACTATTGTTGGCGACGGACTCACCAACATTGTTGCTATGGTAAATCCCATAACTTGGCAATTCACACAAGTGCGTTGGAACAATGTGCTGACTAACGACTACGTAATATCTTTGGAAGATCCCACAGTTGTGGAATTGAATTTCACACCTGGTGTGGGCGATATTGTGAGTGTTACAGTGTTTGACACAGAAAATCTCAGTGTCCGAAGTGTGCGTACAAGAATCATTTTGGACAGGCTGGCATGTGCTCCTGCTCAAAATTATTACAGCCCTGGTTACAGTGATGCCACTATACCAAATCGTGTTGTGGATACTATTGAACAAATGGAGCAGTTGAGCAACTTGCCCAACGGTGAAATCATCAAAGTCACTCGTGATAATGTGGGCCTTTGGAGTTTGTTCAAGTATGATTCTGGTGTATTTGATTTGATTGGTTATCAACTGGACAATGGTGCAGCAAACAGAATTCAAAGTTTGTATCAACCCAGTCCAGGCATGCCTCCTGCTACAGATCCTTTGTTGATCAGTGGGTGTGCCCCAAAAGGAACTGTCCTGGATGGTTTAGACTTCAATCTCAATGGCAGATGGGGCGAGCCAGTGTGGGATGGTGTATTGGGCTGGGACAACACCAGCCAAGAAGTTGACCGCTTGTTTGATCAATACATAAGTGGCGGTCAACGTCCACAATACTGGGTATTCAAAGGTGATGGTGTGCAATCCAAATTCAGTTTGCCACAAGCACCACAAGCACCCAATGACCTACGAGTTTGGGTTAATGGTGCTTTGCAAAACACACCATTCAATTGGACCATCAAAAATTACATCACTGCGGCTGAAGTTGCTAACCAAGGCACAGGATACAATGTAAATGACATTTTAACAGTGGTGGGCGGCACTTTCACCAGTGCAGCTAAATTGAAAGTTGTGAACACCAGTTTGACTGGGTCAATTTTAAACCTTGAAGTGGTATTTCCAGGTGCATACACTGTGACTCCCAGTGGGACAGCAGTACAAGCCACTGGTGGCAGCGGTACCAATGCAACATTTGTTCTGCGGTGGGGAGGAACCAGTCTTGAGTTTTCAGTTCCTCCGCCAGCTCCTGTAGCCAAGCCCAATATTTGGGTCGCAGAAGCAGGCAGCACATTTGAAAGTGCATTGGGTGGAACTCTTGATGCAGTATATGATGGCTTGGGTTTGAGTAGGCCCCACTTGGAGGGAAATCATCCTGAAGAGCTGTTTCCGTTGTTTGCCAAAGAAACATTTGTAATGGATGTGATGAATCAACCCACAGTGGGCTTTGGTAATGTGCTTTGCGAAAGTTGGGTTGGTGATGGCATAACTGACAGATTTTTCATTGGCCAGCCTGTGTTCAGTGCTGTTGATGTGATTGTCAGTGTAGGAGGAGTGTTGAAGACACTGGGACCAACTGCGGACTATGTTTTTGATCCCAGTAGCAACAGCATTGTTTTTGTGTTCCCACCAACTGGTAATGTGGCAATAACCAGCTTTGGATTCGGTGGAGCAACCCCTGGTTTGGGCAATTGGACCATTGTAAATCAGGGCACGGGTTACAACTTGAATGACAGTATATCACTTAGTGACCAATCAGTTTCTTACACGTCCACAACTGTATTGGTGACAGCAATTCGCGCCACCTCTGTGGTTGTAAATCAACCTGGGTCAGGCTACCAACCAGGTGACTTGCTGTATTTCAAATATGGCAGCGGAAGTCAAACTTTGGTTGTTAAGGTTGATGCAACTACTGCGTTTGGTGGAATAGCTGGGCAAATTGTCAGTGTCAGCATTGTGAATCCCGGTTTTTACACACAGCCCAGCATCTCACAAAATGAATGGTACACAAATGGCAATGGAGTGGGCGGATTTATAACTCCGCAATGGGGGGTAGCTGACATAAGGCCGTTGACTCGTGGCAGCTACTTGAACAAGAATGTGGGGTTGCAACAAGTGGGTGTAACAACAAGCAGCGGTGCACCAGGTTTGGGCACTGGATTCAGTATCAGCAACTACAGCAGTCATCTACAAGAAACAAAAACAGTTGTGTTTGACGTCAGCAGCCAACTGATCACAATGGATCAACCCATTGGTGTCAACACTGTTTTAATGACTTGGAACGGCGTGCCTACAGTAAGCTTTGGTATAAATCCTGCTGATCAACGACAAATTGGTTTGGGTTTCACACCATTGCCAGGTGACACAGTTGTGGTTTTGGTTTACAGCAGCCAATATCAGAGCTTACAAAAAACTCAAAGTTTGACTGTGAGTTTGCCTGTGCTTTCTTATCCCTTGAGCTTGAGCACTCCCACCAATCCTTTGGTTGGTTTCAATCCTGCTCAGAGCAACAATGCTATTGTGTATGCCAATGGCAAGAGGTTGACCCCACCATACTTGTTCAGTGCATTAGGCGATAACACAACAACTGTGTACTCATTGGCTATAACCCCAGATCCCACCTCAGTGGTTAATGTTTGGCAAAATGCATCCTTGCTGGCCAACACTGAATATTCCTTGGCTGGAAATCAAATCACATTCACAACACCCCCGTTGAGCCAAAGCTTCATTTATATTGAAGTTGCAGATCCGGTGGCTCAAAACTATGATTATCAAATAGTTGGCACTCAGCTGGAGTTGGCAAGCTGGGCTGTAGCCGATGGAGACATCATTGTTGTGCGAACCTGGGGCGAGGACAGCAGCAGTGCCTTCTACAACGAAGTATGGCCTGGCGATCCCAGCAATCTCTATTTGTTTACCAATACTCCATTGGAGTTTCCCAGTGTGCAGGTGTGGCTAAATGGTAATGCTTTAAGCTGGGTGTTGGACTATACAATACTTAAAACAGGCAACAGCTGGTATTTGAAGTTGGGCAATCACTACACATTGACAGGAGCTGACAAACTTCAAGCCTACTATCCCACAGCATTGCCCAGCAAAGATAGTGTGGCATTCAGAGTATTCACAAATGTGTACCAAGATACACAATACTTGCGCCTAGGTAATGAAGACAGAACAGTGTTGACACAAGACTTGAAATGGGATGACAAAGAAATTTTTGTGGCCAATGGCGGGGCTGTTTTGGATCCCAGTGACAAGCGACCTGGTGTGATTTGGGTTGAAGGTGAGAGAATTGAATACTTTGACAAAGCTCCTGCTGCATCCTCTCTGTTTCCTCAACAAGCTGTGCTGCGGAAAATCAATCGGGCAACCTTGGGCACGCCAGGCGGTATTCCAGATAAGTTTGTGGCACAATATTGGAGTGGAACAGGCAACAGTGACTTGTACCCTGTCACTGTTACTAACTTCCCAGAATGGCAAACAGGTCTCGTTAGTGCCTATGTGATTGTGGATGGCAAACCGCAAAACAGTTGGACTTTGATAAACAATCCACCAAACGCAGCACCAGGATTTTATCTGCAATTTGCGTCTCAGGCCCTTGATCCCGTATTTGAGCCACCACCTGCTGGCAACAAAAACATTGGCTTGATAGTGTTTAAGCAAGACTGGAAAACAACTGGAGTTACTCATCCAGTGAACAGTGTTGTGAGAGATGGCAGCTTGCGACAAGTCATACCAGGTGGATATCAGTGGCCTTATGGATCATTGGGATTGCAGTATAGCAACACTTACCAAACACAATTTTTGTTGTCACAACCTGGCTCGATACCAGCATAAATACCTCCATGGAACAAAACACTGAAACCCCTGTGGATGAAAAAGTAGATGACTGCCAAAAACTAGTAGTAAGCAGTCATCTACTGATCAAAGATTTAAATTCAAACAAAATAATCCTAGACAAAAGGCTCTCCTAAAAATGGAAACTCCCTTGAACAGCATTACAGGCCACGTTTTGATTCGCGACTTTCAGTCCAAGGAAGTGTTGGTGGACAAATACAATGCCATCAATTTTGAGAATTTCAGTATTGCATTGGCCCAAGGTTTGGCCTATCGCCCTGAAGGCTACATCCAAGAGATGGTTTTTGGAAATGGAGCAGCCGTGGTGTCTGGCGTGGGCACAGTGATTTATCTGCCTCCAAATGTCCAGGGATTAGACGCACAGTTATATAACGAAACATACTACAAGGTAGTAAATGATCTCAGTCCCGACAACACTGACCCCACTCGCAATTTTATCAAAGTCATTCACAGACCAGGCACTTTATACACTGATGTGAAAATCACGTGTGTATTGGGATTGGGTGAACCTGCTGGACAAGATGCATTTGATACAGCAACAGATGTTTCCAGTCCATATGTGTTCAATGAGTTGGGCTTGAAAACAAAAAAATCTGCTCCTGACACAGGCTTGTTGATCAGCCATGTGGTGTTCTCACCAGTTCAAAAATCCTTGAATCGCGAAATTGAAGTAGTATATACAATTCGTATCCAGACAGCGTAAGCTTTCTTTGCCTGCCGCGATTGTAAGCTGCCTAAATATCAGAAATACTCTGAGGCAACAATTATGACATATGTAATCAACAGTTACAGTGGAACTCCGATTGCATCCATTCCTGACAAAACAATCAATACAACTGCAACATCATTGCGGTTGCCTGGCCGTAATTATCCCAATTATGGTGAACCTGTTGTGGAGAACTTGGTATGGATATTGGAAAATTTCGCTGGTGCTCCAGTATCAGGACCCACAAATCCAAGAGTTGGTCAACTGTGGTACGATGTTGCCAACGCACAATTGAAGGTGTATGATGGCACAGCTTGGAAAAGTGCAGCACCTGTGCAAACCACACCTGTTGTTCCTCCTCCTGCCCCACCTGGGCCGCCCCCTCCAGGACCACCCAGTCCTCCTGGGCCAGTCAATCCTGTTGACGGCGAACTTTTGTTTGATCAAGCCAAGAAACAACTTTTTGTCTATGGTTCAACCCAATGGAACCTAGTTGGGCCCATTGGCGCTGCTGACAGCAATGACGCCAACAGTCCCAGTATTCCCAGTTTTACAAGTGTTGATGCACTGTTAGTAACTGACACCGTGAGTGCCATCCACAAGGTATTGAGGTTGACTGTGGGTGGACAACTTGTGGCTGTGGTCAGTAACGATGCTACGTTCTCTCCTGCTGCATCTCCCACCAACCCATTACAAGGGTTTACAAACATATATCCTGGTATTACGTTAAATCCCACATTACCCAACGCCAAATTCTATGGCGAAAGCACCAGCACTGGTTTGGCACAAAACAGCTTGTTCCTAGGGGGCATACCTTCAGGAAGCTATATGCGTAGAGATCAAACCAACCTACCCATAAATGATAACTTATACAATTTGGGAAGTGTAAGCAACCGATACAATACTGTATATGCAACAAACTTTGAAGGTACAGCAACAACAGCTACAACAGCAACGTCGCTTGTGGGCATCTCCAGCAGTGTGCTTATGAGACGAGATCAGAACAACGTCCCTACGTTGAATGCTGCATTTAATTTGGGTTATGAAGGCACAGGGCCTCTTGATCCTCCATTTTTTTATAGCCGTATATATTCAAATAAATTCTGTGCTAGTGCACACAATGAAGACGATGGTCCTGTGAAATATGTGTTCCGCGAGAGCACAGGAACTGGCATGGGCACCCCGGCTGCAAACATGATTGGATTTTATATCTCCAATGTGGAAACAGCAAGATTTGTAAACCGTAGCCTACGATTGGGGGATGTCACAGTCGCTGCCAATGCAACTGCTAGCCCGGCTTTTAACGACTCTTTTCTCACTATCAATATGAATCAAGCCAATACTGATGGGATCAACATACGATCCACAGTTAGTGGGCCTGGTAATCCACAACCAAATACCATGATCAATATGTGGGGTAGTTATTCAGTTGTTCCATCAGTGCAAAAGGCAATTTCGTTCAAAACCAATACTTTATCTGTCTTGAACGCTTATGAAACTGGTAGCATCACTTTTGATGACACAGGAACCTTATACAACACTATTTCAGATTACAGACGTAAAACCAATGTATTGCCCTTGCAGAGTGCACTTGGTTTAATAGATCAAGTGCAAGCTAAAACATATACGTGGAAGGATTCAGAGCACGTTAACCCCAGCATTGGCTTCATAGCACATGAGCTACAAGAGGTTGTTCCACAAGCCGTGCAAGGCAAAAAGGACGAGGTAAATGACCTAGGGCAACCAGTTTATCAATCAGTAGATAACAGCAAGTTGGTTCCTATACTTTGGGCAGCAGTGCAAGAGTTAAGCCAAAAACTAGCAGCTTTGGAAGAGAAACTGGCTACTTAAGCCAGTTTCCACTGCCTCTCAAATTCTGCCATTTCTCGCTTGCTCATTCCAAACTCACTTTGAAGCTGAGCTTTACCACCGGCCTTTTGGCACATGGTCTCATAGCTTTCACCAAAGCCCACACTCTGTGTGCTGCTGAATTCAATAAGCGCCTGCAACAGGTTTTTCTCTAGCCTGCTGACTGTAGTGGCCTGTTGCCAATAGTCCTCAAAAGCTTCCCATGCGATAGGGCAAATCCGCTTGACATGTTCTGCAATGGGCAATGCCAGTTGTTGAATTTCCATTTGAGCGTGTGAGTCAACTCTTAGATTAAGATAGTGAAATAGATTCTTTAGGTCAATTTTCCAATACAGTTCAGTGTAGTTGTTCAGCGGGAGCACCATACGTGCAAGCTCGCGGGCAAGACCCTGCCGTTCACCAAGGTTATAGTTTCTGCCTTCTTCATCATTTATGAGGCTGAGATAGTCCAAATAGTTTTCTGCACTTACACGTTTGATGGTGTTCAAGGCCATTTCCAACTCTTGACCGTGTAGTTGTGCTCCGCTGCCTTGCTTGTTGTCACGGCTTTGTGCTTGCAGTCGGCTCTGTTCCGGAATATAAAACTCATCAGTCATTACTGAGTATCGTCCACTGTATTCGTTAATTGAGGCCATTCGGTGTCGCACATGTTGCCGCATTACAAAAATTGGCATTTTGAGGTGAAACTTGAACTCCACCATCTCAAATGGAGTTGAATGAGAATTTCTCATAAGATAGCGGATCAGTCCGCGATCTTCATTTACTGATTTGGTGCCAGCACCATAACTGACCCGCGCAGCTTGAACAATAGCAGCATCATCCCCCATATAGTCAATCAAGCCCACAAAGCCTTTGTCAAGCACCTGTGTGTATCTGCTGTCGCCAGCCACCTGTTCCCAAGTCGTCATCCCAATCTCCAATATCTATCCGTTATTTTGTGCTAGATACTGTAGTTAAATCAAGTTGAACAGGCAGCTTATAAAATTAACTTTGTTTGAGTTTTGCAGTTAATTGGCGTAATTTAGCAGCTTGACTGGTTTGGGCTCTGCTTTTTTTGTAACGACTGCTGGCCTTCTTGAGAACTGAATTGGCGAACCGTGTTATGTCTTGTTTCAGCCTATCAAAATCCAATGTGACTTTGCAGCTTTCAATCAGAGCATCCTCAGGATCCATCATGCGTTCCTGTTCCATTACGGAAACGAATTCTTTTCCAGATAATTTGATGCGTTTGCCGTAACGGGTTCTTACTACAGCATCTTTTATGTATTTGGCTGGAGGTTCAGTATCAAAAGATATACTGTTGAATATAGCCTCCCATTCCAAGTCTTCAGCTGTTTTTTTCTTTGCCATAGCTACCTCAAGAACTGGAGTTACTTTATTTATCAAAGGATCCAGTTCTTGAGATTTTTATGTTAGCCAGCTTGTTTGACCTTGCTGGTTTTTTTCGGAGGAGGTGCTGAGGTTGCTTCTTCCACCACAGGGGCAGTTGGCTGTGCTTTTTTACTGGGCTTCAAACTGGGATCAATACGATAAGCTTGCTCTCTCTTGCTATGAGCATCCATCTCAAGCATGCGAGCCATTTCCAATAGATTAGCAGCTTGTGCTCTAGTGGCACCAGTGTTTTCATTTTCGGAATTCACTGCATGAACATTGAACTTCTTGAGATCAGCAGCAACCATAGCCTTGGTTTCAGGATCAAGATCATCAAACCCTTGTGGCACAGTTTCTTGGGATGACATAGCTGAGATAACGTCAGTAAGTGGCCAACGAACGCCTCTACGAGGAACCATTGTTACGTTGGTTACTGGTGTTTTTTGAAGCCTATTGCTTTGATGAAACTTAACCAGCATGCTTGTTGAGCTGCCGTCAGGGCTGGGTCGGCGTGCCAAAACGTCAGCCAGATTCTTGGCCTGCTGTCCTTCTGTGCTTTCAACAACCTTGCGGAGAGCTTCATTATACATATCTGGCAAAGCATCTGTATCAATTACTAAAGCATGGGCTGGATCTTCAGGTAATTGCATAAACACAACTACAACATTTTTGCCTGTGTTGTTGAGTTGTCCTGTGTGACGATACATGTTGTCAAACATAAATGTACTCCTTAAATGCCTGTGGGGCTGGTGTTTTTGCCTTCTTCAGCTACACCAACAAAGCTTTGAATTTTGTCATATAGTCCAGCAACGGAACTAAGCTCTGGGCCACGAAAGGCCCCGCGTTGGGTACAAAGATCAATAAGAACCAGTACGTTCTTCAAATCTGTAATGGTGATTTCAGTTGCGCCAGATGCGCCTGGGGGAGGAGTTTTTTCCTCTAGTGTTTCGCTCATCAATATTCTCCTATAGGTTATAAGACTATGTTTGTCTTTCAACAACCTTGTCAATATTTTTATAAGGTTCGCGCACTGAAACCAAACTTGGCGACCAGCCAATGTAAGGAATCCAGTTGCTGTTGGGAACAATCACAGGCTGTTTTTTGACCTTGCTTATGATTTCGCCAATGCTGGGTTTGTAAGGCAACCGTTGCGGATGCACGTCCAAGCGATGGCCTTTCCGTGTGTTACATCTGCTGCATGCCATAGTGACATTGGTCCAAGTTGTTTTGCCTCCATGGCAGCGGGGGATCACGTGCTCAATGGTTAGACTTTTGATGTCAAATATTTGATTACAATACTGGCAAGTGTAGTTGTCTCTTATGCACAAATTTTGTTTATTGAACTTCACACTCCGGCTGGATTTAACATAAGTTTTTGAAACAACTACACTGGGTACTTGCATCGTAACACTGGGACTATGCACAAACCAATCAGAGTATTGCTCTATAACATCCACTTGAGAAAGATAAATCAGCTTGATGGCTTCTTTCCAGTTGAGTGCGCTCAAAGGAGCTACACCCAAGGGACTGTAATCAGCATTGAGTACCAATGTGGCATTCATAACACACCTTTTTTATCTGCTATGATATTTAACTGTCAAAATAGTAGGGCAAGACTTCGTTGCTTTCAAGATCAATAAAAAGTGAGCCTAGACGTCCACCCTTGCTGCTGCCACAATCTGTGACATATGCCTTACCGCCTCGGGCATTGGCTTTTTCCACTACGTTATATGATACCCTATCCAGCCAGTCATGACCCACTACTACTGTATGATCACAAGGGATATGTTGCACCCAATCCCAAATTCGGTTAGGATATCCGTCACCTCTGGTTGGGGACACAGTGTCTACTTCACCAAAATAAGCCATATTGGCACAAACCCCTTGGAGCCGGCGCTGGTTGTTTGCCCACATTGCATGTGTTGCAGCACCATGTGTAAACAAAAATTTATCAATAACTAAATGGTTGAAACTCCAGTTACGCAAAGCAGTCCAAGCTGCCAGAAACTTTCTCTTACGGCTTTCATTTAGGCTGTTGATTTCTCGAATAGTGGTTAAATTTGCCTCACTGAGCTTGCCGTTGAAGTTTTCACCAAAATCACTTCTTATCCATCTGTCAATCTTTCGTTCATGATTGCCCCAGATCATAAATGCCTGCCCATCGCGCACAGTTTCATATGCCAACTTCAAACATTTGAGATTGCTGGGCCCATAATCCACGACGTCGCCCAGCCACACGATTGTTGCTTGCTGTTGCTCTGCGCATTGCAACGCCTGTTGCATTCCTGTAAAATTGCCATGCACGTCTCCCACAGCAAGGATCTTGCTTGTTTTCAATTGTTGTGGGAAATCCACTATGGATTCTTGGCCAGAAAGTATTGAGGCAGTACCTCGATCCCCATTCATTACGTGCGCCTGGACATTTTTCCATAGACTGAAACTTCTGCGCAAAGCCTCTTGATCAGAGCAAGGCCCTGCATACTCCTGCAATGTTTGCCAGTCCACGTCAAAAGTTTTGATAAAAGCCTCTACGCCATACTTTTCTGCAATAGCCAGTAGGGTTTGCCTATCACTGTCTTTCAAGTTAGTTGCATCTACAACTACACGTTGGCCATGAGCCAAAGCCACATCTGCTCTGCGATATAGTTCTTGCCAAATACTAGGGAGAATATCTTGAGTATTGCTGCTACCTGTCAGCTGCTTCTTTAGAGCTGAAATACTGATGATTTCATGAGAAGGAAAATATTTTTGTGCCCAACTGCTTTTTCCGCTGCTGTTGGGGCCAACTAAAATCACAAGACTGTGTAATGGTATCTTTTTCATGCTTAACTATAGCATGAAATCTCAGGCTGTCAACGAAACCAGTCCACTAAGCCAGCAACTGCACCTGCAAATCCAGTAACTATAGCCAAAAAACTGACCCCAAACACACCGCTTGAGGTCCACAAACATCCATTTAATTGATATACCCAGGAGGCAAGAAATCCACTAGCAGCAAAAGCGCACAATGCACCTACATATGCAACAAGTATTAATGCTAGTGTTTTCATTGCCTGCCTTGGTAGTAGTCTGTTATTTATGGTTTCCTTGCATTTTCAAACCCGGAAGCCAAATCCAACCTGCTTTTGCGTCTCGGCAGTGTCAATGTCACGGTTGAACACTTCGCTTAGTGTCCACCGCTCTTTGTTGTTCCAGTTCTGCGAAGGTTCACCAGCAGCTTCAGCCGCAAGTGCAGCCTCACTTGGACTCATGCTCCGGAACTCCACAGCCGCGTAGCAACGCCCCTTGCGCAGCAGTGCTGGATCTACCTTGCTCATTTGGCTGATGTTGGTCGTGAACACCATCTTTTTGCTCGCAACCTTAACAATGCCATCGCTGACATTCAGGAACTTGCTCATGATCTTGTTTTGCTCGCTTTCCCTGTTGCTCAGCAGCAGGTCAGCGTCCTCTATAATCATGATGTTGTGCTCATCATCTGCCAGGAAGTCGATGAAAAAGCGATCATCGCGCAAGATGTCTTCATCATAGCTCACAATAGCATTCATCCGCCGGCTGCAAATCAAATGCTTCAGGAAGCTGGTTTTGCCAGTTCCAGGAGGACCATACAGAAGCAGCACCGTAGCAGTGCTGTTCAAATAGTCGTCAATAAACGCATCCACACCCTGGGTAAACCATGGATAGAAGCTGTTTTGGATGCGATTGTCTTGATCCACATACAGGCTGCGGTAGTCCACCTGATTGCCATCCTTGTAATACCAAGTGATTTTGGTGAAGGTGCGATCCTGAAATGCGTCTTCAACAGCAGTCATCAGCTGGTCCACGCTGTCAGGTGCACCATAAGCTTCAATTGTGGCACGATTTACACGAACGCCGCCTTCCTCGTAGCCCCAACTTTTCCGGCTGTTGGAGCTCCGCTGCTCACCAACGATGAACATGTATTCATTCTTCACCATCCAGTAATCAGGATCAACCTGCACAAAACTCCATGAGCCATGAGCCTCAGGAAAGGTTTTGTTGAGCAGGCTTTCCATGGATTTGAAAATGTCTACAATGTTCCGGCGCATTTCCAACTTCACCGCCCTACACACCACCATGCTCTTGCCACTTTGTTCCCGGAGAAAATCCAAGCGCACCTTGTTGCAAAGGCCATGGCCAAAATGGTCGTCACGGATACCAAAATCTACAGTTTCAAACATGTGTTTTCCTGACTACAAAGCTGATGTTCAGTTGTTATACGCTTAGTTTGGGATCAGTCAAGCTTTTGATCAAATACAAGAGTGCTTTATACCGCTGATATTCTTCTTTCAAATCCTTGTGTTGACTACACAAAAATTGCTCCTGATATTGATCATACAAATCTTCAGCCAAATGTACCATTTCAGCCCAGGGCATTTGAATTGTGATGACATCAGCATCGCGATCTACACTGGTGGCCACAACATTGAAATGGTCATAAAACCAGTTCACTGCCATGCGCCGCTTGTTTTCAGTGTTAACCATTTTGGTTGCGATATCCACCAGCAGCCAGCACGATCTCGCACACGTGGTTCAGTCGCTCGATGTGACCATAAGCCAGCCAAGGATCCACATCCACTGCCACAACACCATGCATGTGCAAACCAATGATGTGGCTGTTGATGCTGCCGTCCTCTTTCACATCAAATGCCTCAGCAACAGCCCTACCCAAGTCAGTGCTTTGAGCTTGCACCTTGCCTACTGTTGGGCCAACTGTGGTGTGGTTCTCCAGCTCAGGAAAATCTCGTACAATCTTCTGTAGGTCCATACCAGCATACATGGCAGCAACAATGTGGGTGGGGTGCAGATGCAGCACAACTCGATTTGAGGTGGGAGTGTTCACTTGCAGCCAATAGTGGAATGGCAGTTCCCCACTGGGTCGCAGCCCAATAATCCGCTGCTGGTAAGGATCATCGGCACGCCGCATCCTGCTCCATGCATCTGGGCTCATGGGATCTTCTGTGAAGTAGAGCTTGATCATGCTCTCACTGGTGAGCGCTTGCTTCCTTACCCCAGTGGGGGTGATATACATGCAGTTCTGCACCTGCCTGCGCAAACTCACATTGCCGTCTCGTGTGGTGATCCAGCCACGAGCATATGCGGTTTGCATAACCTCAGCCATTGTATCTAACATTGCTTTCCTTTCAAATTTGTGAAAAAACCAAATAAGTCTCAAGAGCATCGTCTCTGTTAGTGAACCAGTATTCCTGATACACATAGGTGCAGAGGCTGCCGCGTTTCCAAATGCTGGTGGAGGCTGAGTCTTTTTTGGTGAAGATTTTGGTCCAGTATTCGTGATCGTCCATGCCAAATCTCTGAATGAGCCAGTTGACTACCCTCTGTTCATGCCCATTAGTGCTGTTGGGCAGACGCACTACCCAACTGGTGACACCTCCCATAGGAAACTCAAAGATACAACAAGTCTCAACGTCTTTTGGCACCGACTCTCTTCAGCTCAGCTTTCGATAAAATACCTCATATACTGCATACTCAAACCCAGGATTGGCATTGTGCACACGCTCCAGTGTCTGCATTGCATCAGCTATTGTACCACGATGAATCTCACCCTGCAAGTAATACACACAGAGATTGTGGGGATCTCTGCTGTCCCATGGGCGCCCAATCACATAGTTGATGACTTCTTCACTCATCTGCGGGATTTTCAAAGCCGGGCTCGCCAACTGGACCACCAAAGTACTCTGTGCATTGTGTGGCCCGCCAATGTCGAGCAAAATCCAGTGCATCTTTTTCATTGGTGAAACCCGAGTGAGGATCAACAAGTGCATCCCAACCATTTTTCTTGCCAACTGTTTCGCCCCAATAGCGAAACTCAGGCTCTCCAGTTTTGTCCAGAGAAATTTCCACTCGAGTAATTTCTTTTTGCTTTGCACTGATTTGGAGGGTTTCTTCCCGGCGGGAATATTCTTTACCCTCATGTGTGATAGTGATCAGCTCACTACGATTGAGAACCCGAGGGCTCCAAAAGGTATAGCCTGGAGAGAATGGAACTGTGATTCGCATGGTAAAACTCCTGTTACAAGGCAACTGTAAAACAGTTTGGGCGTATGTCAACGCCGTTGTCGCTGCCTGATGACGTAAGGTATGCGCCACAAGGCCATCAAACCCCATGCAAGGTAGGTAAACATGGGATTGCCTGAAAACAGGATCACCCAATAGAGATCCAATGTGAAACCAGCAAGCATAGGCGTGAGAAACAGCAGGAACCTTAGGCGCTTGTTGCTCTCACTCAAGCTATCATACCATTGATTTTGTTGTGTGATTTTTTGTGAAATCCAGCGAATCATGTGTTGTATCCCTTTGGGCGTGCGAGCCGCCATTTGTATGCTGAGGCAACCAATGTGTCGAGATCACTCATTTGCGGTTGCCAAGCTAGGAGTCTTTGTGCCGCCATGCTGTTGGCAACAAGCACAGCTGGATCGCCCTCTCGTCTCTTACCTACTTTGTGAGGAACCTTAACCCCAGTGACACGCTCAACAGCATCAATTACCTGGCGAACACTGTAGCCGTGAGCGGTGCCTAGATTGAGCTTGAAGCTGCCTTGGTGAAGCTGCGGCACGCAAGCCAAATGCGCCCGGGCCAAGTCCTCCACATGCACATAATCTCTCACGCAGGTGCCATCGGGAGTGGGGTAGTCATCACCAAAGATCACAAGGGCATCTCTACGACCCAATGCTGCGTCAATACACAACGGAATGAGATGTGTTTCTGGATGGTGACTCTCTCCCAGCACGCCCTTGGGATCTGCTCCTGCTGCATTGAAATACCGCAAGCATGCTGAACGCAGGCCGTGTGCAGTGTCGGCCCAAGAGAGCATTTGTTCAATCATCAACTTGCTGTGGCCATACGGATTTACTGGCCACGTTGGGTAGTCTTCTGTGATAGGCCTTTCGCCAGCGTCTCCAT